GAACCGTGTCGAACCGATCTTGCGGTCCAGATCAGCAACGTGATTGATGAGCATCTTCTGCTCGTCCGTCAGTTGGTCTTCACTATATTCCGTTCCGTTAATATCTACGGTCTTCATGCCGCAATCTCCTTAAAAATCTTCTGTTGACCCAAGACAATCCTGCGGATCGTTTCGGTGCCACATCCCAGACGTTTGGCTATGGCTGCGTATTCAGGCTTTTCCATCGCAGAGTACTCCTCAGCAATCTGGTCGGCCTCGACCTTTGTAAACTTGGCGCGTCTGCCATGTGATGTCAAAACCATCTTAGCAATGTGAACATAGTCCGACTTCTGCATCAGTCCTGTCGCATAAGCATGACGCACGTTATCACCTGCCGTGACCCACTCTAAGTTCTCAATGGCGTTGTTCAGCTTGTCGCCATCCTTGTGGTTGACCACATCACAGCCATCTGGCTTCTCGCAAAAATGAGCAGCCAACAGCCTGTGCAGACTTAAACGGACATCCTTTCCAGCGTTGCGGAAGGTAAATGCCTTGTATCCGTTATTGCCGACAACACCAGAGAGCCGCTCTGGGAGCCCTCTTTTTGTTGAGTAGACATCTCCGGCGGCGGTAAGATAGTAACAGGGGTCAACCCCTTCTATGGGGTAAGCGGTCACGTCGTTGATCGTGATGGTTTGCGGTGTTTTCTGAGCCATCGTGATCCTCCTTTCTTAGAGGGTTGTTGCTTCGCAATGTCCTCACTGCGTTGCGGGGGTTAGGGGTTAGAGGTTTGCAGCGTCGAGGCGGCCTTTGAGAGAAGCAATCTCAGTCAAAGCTTCTTGCAGCGCAGCGGTCAGCAGAGGCACCAGCGCCGAATGATCCATTTGCTGGTAGACCGCGTTACCGTCATTATCAACAGCGTCTTTTTGGCCTGTCACAGCATAGGGTGCGATCTCCTGCGTCTCATGTGCCACAAACATAGGCCGCGCAATTTCTGCCCCCTTCATCGTCCCCATGTAGGGTTTAAGGCTCAAGACAGTGCTGGACGCATCCGAAATCGCCCCAGCAATATCCTTGGCGCGATAGTCAGACGTTACGTTGTAGGCTACAAGACCGCCTGCACGGTTGTAAGAAATAGAACCTCTGGGCGTCAAGCTCCCTTCTGTCGCAAAAACAGTGAAGAGATTATCGCCGCTAGTTGCAGGGTTCCAAATCCCTTGAGAATATTGAGCTGAACTTCCACCCTTAAAAAACGCCACATAGGTATCGCCGGAACTTTCCACACTAAATTTTTCCGTCGATACCTGAGAAGTTCTCCCAACCAGCAGGTTCCCGCTGCTGTCGATGCGGAGATCAGGCGTCCCCCAAGTGCGGCAGATATCAAAATTATTCGAACCGTCAGCCATGCCGACCGAAAAAGTACCACGTCCGCTGCTGGCAAAATTAATTTTCGGGCCAAACGACGTTGTGGCACCGTCCCAGTTCGACAACTCAAGCGCCGCAACATCAATGTCACCCGTATTTATAACGGTTATCGCGTTAGAAGCGGCCAGCCCAGACCCAACAACCAGCTTTACGTTTGCGCCCGTGTTGTTCGTGCTGGCGATTTGAACACGACCGTCGCTAGAGATGCGGGCGCGTTCGGAGCCTGCGGTTTCAAAAATCATATTGCTTGATGTGTCAACGGCCAGCTTTGCCTTTTCCGAACCGCCGCTGCCAAAACGAAGATTTGCTGCGCCGCTACTTGGGTAAATACGAGTTTCGCCCGCAACCTCAAGCCTTGCACCGGGGCTGCTGGTCCCGATCCCCACGTTGCCTAATGAGTCGATGCGGAGGCGTTCTGTGCCAGCGGTTGCAAAGCGCAGATCATTTCCAGCTTCGGCTTGCAGCAGCGTGTCAGAAGTCCCCGAAGGGTTGAACATTAAGAATGTGCGGGTTCCGTTCTTCAGGAGTTCTAGCAGACCACCGTTTGTTCCACTATTCAAAGACAGCGTTGTCCAGCCTGCGTTGTTGTTAGGACTGCTCGTCCCAATCCCCACGTTGCCGCCACCAACGTTCAAAAAAGTGTTGTTGCCCTGCCTGTTTAGATAGAGCGGCTTGCTGTTATAGGACTGGATTTCGCTGTAACTGGCGTTTGAATCAAGCGTCAGATCGCCTCCGGTGCTGTTGCCACCAGAGCCAGAAAGAGAAAACCGACCCTCTCCGCCAGTCGTCCCCACCAACAGTTTCCCCGAACTATCCACCCGAAGCCGCTCAGTCCCAGCCGTCTCCACCGTCACGGTATCAGCCGCAGGGAAACGAATGGCGGTGTTGGTGTCGCCAGCGTGGACGATCTTGTCGGCAATAGTCACATCGCCAGTGGCCGTGATGGTTGTCCCGGTGATGGCTGCGGCAGACGATCCACCAATGACAGCGCCGTCCACAGTGCCGCCGTTGATGTCGGCGGTCGTCGCAACGAGTGAGGTCGTGGTGACAGCAGCCGGAGACGTGCCGCCGATGGTCGTGCCGTCAATGGTGCCGCCGTTGATGTCCGCAGAGGTGATTGTCAGGGATGCCAGCGTGTTGCCCGAGAGAGCATTGTTCAGGCTGGTGTCGGAGACGTTGGCAAGATCAGCCCGCGCCGCTTCCACACCGCCAGCCGTCGTTCCGTCGTGAACGTGGATCGACTTGTTGGTCGTGTTGACGCTGATTTCACCCTCGGCACCCGTGAAGCTGGTGTGCTGGGTGGAAGTCCCACGGCGGCGTTGAACCTGCTTAGTCATGCTGTCACCTCGAAGCTGCGCCTCTTTGTATCACGATTCAGGCGGGTTGGGCCAGATTATGTTGAGCGGAAATCCATCTTGCAATGTCACGTCGCGCAATGCCTGCCGATAGGCCGCCCAAGCCTCACGGTCAACGGGAGCATCGGCAACTTGCGTCCAATCGCAAGCAGCCAAAAGTGTGTTTCTGGTGTCTCTAAGTTTTGACCATGCCTCTTCCAGTAGGATGGCGTTCTTTTCGTCATCTGGGATCGGACCAACAACGCCAGCATAGACCCTGAAAAACTTGTTGTCGTATTCTCCGTCAACCCAGCCAAAGCTAGGATCATCCTCAAAAACGACAACGCCTTCCGGTCCAGAAAGGCTATGAAGCAGATCGCCAGAGTCGAGATGATATTTGGTCTTTGTGATCATTTCTTGGCCTGTATCGCAAAGAGGGTTAAGCCCGTGGCAGTGTTTGATGAGGTGCTGCCTACCAACCTGAATATCACAGTGTTGGTCCCAGAAACGCCAGCCCCAGTCGCCAGCATCGTCACAGGCCTTGCGCCTGTCCCAGATGCTGTCGCGGTGACCAAGGTGGTTCCGTTAAAGACAATTGAGCCTCTCAGGAATGCACCGTCAGGGTTTGGTGCTGGATTGTAAGTTGCGAATGCACCGATGATAACTGGCGCACTTGCGATGCCAGTAAAAGTCAAAGTGATCGCATCCTGTGCGGTAGTGTTAATTGTGATTGTCGCAAGCGTGCCAGACACAGGAACCGTCACAGCGTTTCCGGCAATCTTCAGGGTCTCAATTGACAGATCGGCAATCTTGGCACTGTTGACCTCAAGATTACCGATCTTAGCATTGGTGATAATGCCATCCGTAATCTGCGCCGAATTTGTTATTACATCGTTCGCGGCTATCGCTGCCGCCGTGACAGCACCCGCGGCGATCTTAGACGCGATGATCGACCCGGCCAAAATCTTGTCAGCCGTGACGGCATCGGTGGCGATCTTGTCTGCTGTGATTTGGCCAGCGGCGATCTTGGCGCTGACGACGGCGTTGGCCGCGATCTGGTCCGCGTTGACAGCGCCAGCGGAGATCTTGCCAGCGATGACGCTGTTGGCCGCCAGCTTGTCGCTTTCGATGGACCCAGCCGCGATCTTAGCCGCCGTGATGGCGTTGGCGGAAACCTTGTCAGCCGTCACAGCATTGGCCGCGATCTTGTCGGCGGAAATCGCGCCTGCGCTCACCTTGTCTGCCGTCACAGCGCCAGCATTGATCTGGGTGGCCGTCACGGAGTTGGCCGCGATCTTGCTGGTCGTAATTGCGTTGTCCGTGATCTGCGTCCCGGTGATCTGCCCGGTAAGATCGGTCGCAGGCACGGCGGCTGTCCACGCAGAGCCTGTGTAGCGATACAGCTTGTTGTCGGTCGTCAGGAGGACAACGCGGCCCTGATAAAGGTCAATCGACGGCAGCGCGGCGACAACCTCAATGGGACGCAGGCCGTTGGAGAACAGTTCAGCCCCAAGCGTGCCGTCGATGTCGGTCGTGCTGACAGCCGCCGTCCACGCGCCATCAACAAGGCGATACAGCTTGCCGTCAGTGGTCAGCACGACGATCTGAGGCCCTGTATAGCCAGCCACCGTGGGCAGCGTCGTCACCACACCGACAGGCTCAATGCCAGCGGCGAAGCTGGCAAATGTCAGAGAGCCAGCCTCGACTGAGGAAGCGGTGTAGATGTCGGTTGACCAAGAAGAAGATGCAGCATCCCAGCGGTAGATGGTGATTTCTGGAAGAAGCAGCACAAGCTGGCCGTCGAAGCCACCTGTAGCTGGCAGCGACGAAACAGGCTCGACGCCAAACGCTCCAGCCTCGGTGAACAGGTCGTTTACAGCCTGATCGAAGTCGGCAGGCGCGATCAAGAGCGTGGTTGAGTTGACGGACGACGTGAAGGGCGACTTGTTCAGAGAATAGTCGACCGCTCTGATCCAGTGATAGAGCGTCACGTCATTTGCGAGATTGGCGCGGACAAAGTTTGATCCTGACGATTGCCCGATCTGCGTGGCGCTGGCCAGATTGTTGGTCGCGCTTTCCCAGATTTCGACGTGGGCAAAATCCTGATCTGCCGGGTTGATCCAGCGCAGTTCGATGTATTTCAGACCCGGCGATGATGTCAGGTTCGACGGGGTGCCGGGAGGCGTCGTGTCACCGATTGATGCAATCGAGTTCGTGATGAACGGAGACCGCACGCCAAGCGAGTTTACGGCGCGGACGCGGACAATGTAGTCATAACCGTTCAAGACGGGCTGGATCAGGAAGCTGTTGGTCGTCCCGAGTACGCTGACATACTCCGCATCCGGCGTGATGATCGGCTCGTTGGTAAGCCCCCAATCCTCGCTCTCGGTGGCAGACACAGTAATGCTGCCCCAGTTCTCGCTGTCGGTCTGCGCGTCGGCAATGGAGCCGTAATCCTCCTCGCCGCCGAGGCGTTTATATTGCACCTCATAGTATTGCACGAAGCGGTCCGCCGTGGCCGTCCAAGACGCACGGATGGCAGGGAGAGCGATGCCATCATCGTTCAGAACAGTCGTGGCCGTCAGAACAAGGTCGGACGGCGCTGGCACGGTGCTGAAGATCGGCAGGGTGGTGTTGTTGCTGATGATCGCCGTCTCGTCGGCATCCCAATCAAAGGCTGCCTCTGATGTTTCGCGCAGGGTCAGCTTGACGCGCAGATCGCCAGCGTCCTGATCCGCGAAGAACTGCCAGCCGACGACCTCGAACTCTTTGGCAGACCAGCCGTATCGGCTGTTGGTGATGCCGACGATATCGCCGACCTGCACGCCGAAAGCGGCAACGCTAAAGTCTGCGTTTAGGGTGATCTGCTCCCGGCCACGGTTGAGCGTCAGGGCCGCAATGCGCTGAGCGGTGGCCGCCGAGGTCGTGTAGGGCAGGGTCAGGTCGAGCGGGGTTTCGACGTTGTTGTCTTCCGCCAGATACGTCGCGCTCGTCATCTCTGGATAGTCAGCGACGATATAGTCTTCATCTTTATCGGTGAAGGTACCGCGCACGACGTTGAACACGTCGGCCATCGACTGCCGCGTCTGCATCTGGATCGGGCTGCGGAAGTCATCCAGCGTGAAGGTCTTGACCGGGCTGGTGTAGTGACCAGCCTTGAGTTGCCAGTTGCCCTGACCCCAGAACAACGTGCCAGCGCATGAGGTCATCATGTCTTGCAGCACGCTACCCGGCGTCTGATCGGCCCGAATGACGCCGTTCATTGTGTACCGCTTTTCCGTGCCACTGGTGGCCAGCGTGACGTTCTCGTCACTGATGTTTGCTGCGGATGCGAAGGTGGTTTCATCCACGCCAACATCGCCCAAGCCATAGTCCGTGATGATGTAATCACGCACGCAAAGGGCGGCGTTGGAGGAGTGGGCTGTCAGTGCGCTGCGCGGGTCATAGACCTTCTTGCCGTTTACGATGGCGGTGAACAGCGGCATCCCGTTGGGGAATGCGTCTTGGTCATACTCCAAGCGGATGTAGAGGTAGGCGATCCCAGAGCCGATAAAGCT